GTCCTGCGTCAGCGAGAATTACCTTGACCTTGCTATCCATGCCGCCATCGGCGGCCTCGATGTATGGAGTGATGACTTGGGCCGGATCACTCAATCTGAGCGTGATGGTTGGGATCTCGCCCTGTGAGCCGCTCTTGGCGATGGTAAGGGTGAACGGAACTGTCGGGTAGTAAGTGTTACCTTTGTACTCATGTGCCTGGTTGTCGTTCGTAAGGTAGAACTTCTCCCCGGTTACAAGCTCTACATCAAGAAGCACTATCCACGGGTGGTCCGATATCAGCTTGTTCTTTTCCAGAATCAGTTCAGGTGGAAGCTGACGCATTTCTTCTACACCTCAACCAGAGTAAACGTTGCCTGCCAGGAATTTGGAGAAACCAGCCTGATGGACGGAGGCCCATCAAAGTAGACCTCAAACACGGTCCCGGCATAGGCATCATCCGGCACGTTCGGATAAGTCCACTGAAACAGTGTACCCGTACCAACCGAGTTAAAAAAGCTTTCAAGCGTGTTTTTCTCGGAAGTTGTAAGTCCTTTATATGTCAGCTTAAATTTCCTCTTTGGCCTCGAATAACGAGGTCGTCGCACCTCGTAACCAGCTTGAAACTCGGCACGGAGACTGTTATCCACATGATCTATACCCAGAGGATATGCCGGATCTACCGGTAGCGATGGAAACTGCATCATCTACCTCCACGTACAAGGGCATGATACAGTGGTCCATGCGACTCTATGTTCTTGAGGATCACCCCAACAATGTAGCGCTCTCCATCGAAGTAAACCTGTCCCTGCTGGGCCTCCATCGGGATCCCTGTCGCATTTTCAAGCTTTACATGGATCTGTGGCGTCTCACGGCCTGGCATCGAGATAGGTGGAGACGCACCAGGTGCCTGCAGAAGCTGATTAATGATCTTTGTATTCTCCTGCCGGCTGAGTTCTAACTCCCGCACCGTGGAAGTCTGGTTCAGCCTGTTCCATATCTCTCTTTGCTCTTTCGTTATGCTCTGGTGTAGCCTGGTCCATATATTGCTCTGTTCAGCCCTGATTGTCCGGACAAGGGTTTCAATCTTATTCTCCTGTCTGGTAATTGCCTGACTGAGGACCCTTACATTCTTCTCTTCAATAAGGGATTCTACCCTGATGTTAATCGGGGGTTCCTGATCCTTGACTATAGCCGGGATGGTCCTTCCATCCGGAAGCGGGACAACAGCTTCCTTGTAACGTCCCTCGCCGACCAGGCCGAGGACTGGACGGTCTACTATGCCTCCAGTGGAGAATTGAGCAATGGGATAAAATTCTCCTTCGAATACGCCTCCCATTGCTCTGGTCTGCGGTGCTCCTCCAAGTATTGCTGTACCTATCGAGGAAAGCCAGCTTATCCCGCTCTGGGCTGCCCAGCTGGCGAAGGCTTTCATTATCATTTCTGCAAGTATGTTGCTCCATATCCTCAGTATGGAATCCATGAAGCTCTGGAACCATTCCCTGAAGCTACCGAAATCGCCCTTGAGAGAGCTGAAAAGAAAATCCGCAAATGCGCTTTCCATATTCCTCGCAGCCTGTATGGCTATCTGCTCCATATAGCTGAATGCGGTTTTTGTCTTCTCCACCGCGGATTCGGCCCCCAGGCCGTAATTCTGCCAGTACATCTCCACAGCGCGACTGTATGTCTCCAGGTCTATCAGACCCAGATCAAGCAGGTCATCCAGGAGGTTGAGTTTCTCTTCGTACTGTTCAAGAGGAGTGCGGGTTTGCTCGTAAATTTCCTGTGCTATTGATCTGAGGTGTTCAAGCGCCTGCTGATTCCTCTCCCAGTACACCTCGAGAGCACGATAGTATGTCTCTGTGTCTATGTAGCCGAGGCGGAGGAGCATCTGGAGTTTGGCTATCTCAGCCTCATACTTCTCCATGGGTGTACGGGTTTCTTCATAGATCCGCGCCGCCTCAGCCTTGAGTTTGTTCAAGGCTTTTGTTGCGTCCTTCCCTCCCGTCGCAATGCCAGAAAGGTCCTTTTTTACCTTTTCCGATGACTTGCTTATGGATTCGCTTATACCCTTAGGAACATCCTGTGCGGCATCTTGAGCGTCTTTTCTCGCTTTCTGCAGGAGATTTAAGACCTCGTTAAACCCTTTCTCCGTCTCGTCTAAAAGTCTTACATCGTTCTCTATTGCCCTCTGAGCTTCACTGGCCACTACTTTGCCCAGCTTCCCGAGCTCCTGATACTGCTTATGCTGTCTCTCAAGCCATTTATCCAGCCATTCGCCAGGGACAGGTTTTTCAGCCCACTTCATAATGTTGTAGTACAGATCCTCTACATCGCGAGAGAATCTGTTGAGGCCACCCTCCGGCTTATAAAGCGTGATTCTCAGCTTGTTCAGATAGAGATCAGCCTTTATCAAGGCCTCTACGAAGAGCTCTACTGACCTGATTGCAGTCTCAAACGAAGCCACAAGGGCATCCGATACACCACGAGCCCACTCTTTCAGATCCCCGCTCTCGCGCAGTCTCTCCAGCTCTTTGTTTGCTTCCCTGAGGAAGTTGGTGAAAACCCGATATACGCCTGATCTACCTATAAGGTCCTGAAACTCCTGCCAGTTAGATCTCAGGATTTCGAGCTGCCCCCCGAGGGTTTCCATAGCCCTCTGCATCTGCCCACCGAATCTGCTCTGCATGTACTGAAGAAACGCATCTATAACGTCCTGTATCGAGATCACGTTCCGCTTCAGGGCAGCGTTTATTTTCTCAAGATCAGATGTTTTAAAAACTTCCTTCAGCGCCTCTGCCGTGTTGATCCCTGCATTCTGGAGCTGCATCAGATCCTGCATTCTCACCTGGCCGGCTGTCTTGATCTGTCCCAGGGCATACGCAATACGCGGTAAGGCATCTCTACCCACTACGGCTGCTGTGTCGCCGAGAATGCGCATCATCTCGACTGAGGGTTCAAGGCCGAAGGCGAGAAGCATCTTGTACGACTCCATCACATCGTTGATGGTGTACGGAGTCTCCCTGGCAAAAGCGAGCATCTCCTGCCACGCTCTAGCCGCCTTCTCGTGACTTCCTATCAATGTCTCAAGGCTCAGCTGGTACTTCTGGAAGGCGTCCGTGGTGGACATCATGCTCTCAAAGAGCTTTGTAAACGTATAACCTCCCAGAATGGATATAAGAGCGGTCTTGAAGTTAAATATGGCTTTCTCCGCCCTCTTAAGTTGCCTGGTGAACGTCCTGAAGACGGCAGAGGCCTTATCGTGCGCCTTTAGGATTATGTCGATTGTTTCTTTTTTCTTCGATGGCATCCTGTTCCAGCTCGCTTATTACGTTTTCTATTGTCCGCATGGCCTGTAGAAACCAGTACGGCTGATTACAAATGGCACCGGGAAAGAGAAGAAACCCCCTTCTGTAGGCGTGGAAGAGCTCTATTAGATGCCAGCACGAAGGATCCACACACTTTATGGGACACCTTCTGTACCTGACACCATCTATTGTGTAGAGAGGAATAGATGATTCCTTCTGACATCCTCTCACCTCTCTATCTCTCTCCGAGCATTTGCTGCAATCGAACTCCCTGGCCCTGGAGGCTACGATTACAGCTAGTCTAAGTTTTTTCGGGCTTCCTCACTCAGCTGGCTGGTTTTTATTATCTCTTCTGCAAGCTCGTTTATTACGTTGGGCGGTATATATTTCAGAAAGTCCCATGATGCCACTTCCTTCTTGCCGTAGAAGGTAACTATTTCCTCTTTCTTGAACTCCACAGGGTTTCCCACTTCATCGAAAAGCCCTGTGCAATCAACCAGTCCGTTTCTCACTACCTCGAGGTTAAGCCTCGTAGGACCTGATGTGCTCGCCCTGTCCGCGAGCTCCATGAAGGTTACCGCGTCGAGCGCTTTGAGAGTGAAGACAGTTTTAAATTCTTCGCTGTCATAGCGACTTGTGTATTCCTTTACTGCACCAACAGGGATTGCCTTTATAGCCATAAAGTCCAGCCTCCTTATTCGAACTTGACACTCAGCACCGTGTTGTTCGCGTCCGGATAAGCGCCGAAGTTGTAAGTCGTCTCCAGGATCCCGTCAGAGCCTCCCACTTCTGGCTTTACAGCCTTTATCTTGGGGAGGCTTATGGTAATCTTTTTGCCCGTCCCCTTATCGATCACGATCGAGAGGCTCTTCTCGGATTCGTTCAGAAGATCCTGCCACTCGTTGAAGCTTGAGAAAGGCTGGGATTCAAAGATGATATGACCTGTCATGTCCATGCTTGTAAGAATAGCTCCAGCATAACCGCAATCTTTTGTTATATCCTGTCTCAGTACCGGATCGCCATCGAATGCGACTTCAAACTCCTTTATCGGGACGGCACCAAGGCCATCCAGAGAGATAGTGACACCAAGCAGCACAGGGGCATCTGCGAATGTACAGGGAATACTGTCAAATGTGGTTGTGTCCTCTCCTATATCTCCCTGCCGCCCTCTGAATGAGAAGCTTAAGACACCGAGCTCTCCTGCCTTCCCGCTTATGCTCTTCAAGACTCCTCTGCATCCAAGGAGCACATACTTTCTGACCGCTCCTTCGAAGCAATAGACTGTAAGAGAGGGGATATCCGTCGGCTTGATATTGCTCTTGAACTCATAGAGAGCATATGCGCTATCAAGGTCTATCGTCTCCTGCGCTCCGCAGGCCTTGAGCAGAGAGGCATAATCCGGCGCCTGGTTGGACCCAGCCTGGCCGGATCCGTGAAGGTCTATCTCACAATCAAAACCTCCGTAATACCTCCCTACATGGTGCAGAACAGGAGAAAGAGAACATATGCTCTCTCTTTTCAGTATCTCCACATCTCCTGTGTATTTCAGACTCTTGATCTGGATTGCATCGTCGGTTGTAGGGCCCGCGTCCTGGCCTTCTGTGGTCTCTATCTTTGCCAGCAGCGCTTTATACTTTTCGAAAAGCATCTTCTTATCCTCCTGTTATTGCAATTGCTCCCTCAAATGCCTTATCTCTCCAGTAAGGAGAGATACGTAAACGGGATATTCTCTCAGCGGCAGGGTCTCGCTCATGCTCACGGGATCTTCCTTCGTAAACTCTATCTCAGGGTGTGCCTTGCAGATCTCCTGCCGCACAAGCTGAGAGAGCCGGTCTATCTGCTTCACTCCCCTGTATATCGTTCCTCTGCCATCCGGCTGCTCCAGCTG